GTGTCCTATTACTGACAAAAAACCGCCCCCCTTTCGAATAATTGCAGCGTGAACACGCAGCGCAGAGGTTGTTGTCATTGTCTGGACCGCCCAACCTTCTTGGAATTATGTGATCTACTGTATCAGCCTCTTGTCCACAATACTGGCATATAAACCCATCCCTTCGAAGTATCCTCTCCCTCGTCTTACGCCAGGTCCTAGTTCCAACACCAGACTTGGCCATCAATACCATCCCTTTTTCTTATGATGAGCAAGCGCCTTGCATGCGCAGCCTTCGTATCTTGCATTTATGTATTTAAGTCCATTATCAATCTGTTTAATAGGATCATGTTCTTTTGATTTAAGTATTTGAAATAGACCATACGCACTTGACTTAGGGTTCTTGGCTTTGTAATTCCAACGCGATTCTTTGAATACGATCTCATCTAAACAATAGAATTGTTCGAAGTTGTAATTAAGTTTCCAGAATGTAATTTGTTTTAATGTATTAACTTTTAATTCTTTAGGCTTAGAAACTGCGGAACTATTCTCTTGAAAGGCTATTGTCATGCCTAAAGACAGTATTATCCCCAAACCAAACCTTGCGAGCCATCCCCTACGGGGCTCGCCCTTTCGCTCTGAAAGCGAATTTGCGTTGTAGTTTATCATATGTGTCAATACCTACCTAACAAAACCGCAGGTCAGACGGCATGTCACAATTCTTAAATCATCATCATCTAACCATTGAGTAACATAACCAGCACTTACATTAACATCAAGCATGTATGACAATCCTTTCCATCAAACTGCCAGGAACCGCATTGTGTGCAGCGCTTAACTTTAGCATCATCTGTTATTTGTTCAGCAAGGTTCTTTGTGCCTATGGCCCCACAATCAGGGCATTGATATACGCCAAATCCTTCTGGAACCTCAATATCAAGCCAGATAAACTCAGTTTTTCGAGCGCATCCGTTACACTTAAACTTCAAAGTGGAAGTCATCTAATGGGATTCTCCAACCTGCAATCGATTCATCAAAATAGTCATCAGTCTGGTAAACGCCTGGGCAGGCATAGCCAAATACGAAGACTTGAGAGAATTTCTCCATGTCTATACATTTAGTTGCCACAATTATCTTTTCCAGGTCCTTCTCCCAGAAGGGAATGGCGTTGTTAGTCCTAACTGATCTAACCTCGGTATTTGTGCCTATATCTGGCAAGTCCTTGCGAACCCAATGTTCAGTGTTTGGATAGTAGGGAACATTCCAGGATAATTGAAAGAGTTTAGCAGCAGCCCATTCGCATACATTGGCCCTTATATTGGCCAGTAACTCATGTTCAAGTTTGCCCTGGGCCTTGCCTTCGGCATAATTAAAGCGATCGACTGAATCCCATTTTGCCAGGTATCTTTCAGTTGCGAGTTGTATGCAGATACGAACTTCCTCTTTAGATAAATCAACAATCATGATTTACCTGCCCATCCATCACCTTTAAAGTGAATTGGAACTGCTGACCAGAGGCGCACAAGTTTCCCCATGCAACCAGCACACTTGGGCACCTGCTGATCAACGGCTAGAACAAGTTCCACTTGCGTCATGCAGAACTCGCATTTGAAATCATATCTGGGCATCATCAATTTGGCAACAAGTTACGCAACGGCCGTCAGACAAGATTCGGTCATCACCGCAAAATTCGCATTTAACAACTGATGCAACCAAGTGCGGTCCTTCATCATCAAATACGACTTGCATTCCTTTACCGTTTATAATTGCAATGTATCCCATTATTCACCCCCTTGAAAATACCAATTACCATTCGCGGTCATTTTGGCCCAGACTGCATGCTCAGTAACCTTACCCTTGCAAACATAACCGTAATAAGGCTTTCCACCTTTACTTACGCCTTGCTTTAAAATCATGCCATGCTCACACTCAGGCGGTGGATTAGGATTTGAACTTCCTATTGCATCAACAACATCTCCAACACTCCATGCAACTGGTTCTGGATTAATTGCCTTCTTTACATCTTCATCAAAAGATGATCTTAAGGCTTGTTCGACCATTGCTGATCTTGAGTTTGGTGGACTGTAAACTCTTTTAGTTTCAGTTACCTTGTTAACTTTAGCCATTTCTTCACGCGAGGCAAGATGCTTCTTTGTGCCAATGTTTGCAAACTTTGCAGCAATTCCGACTGCACTTGTTTCACAATTTTCCAAGGCAAAATCACGATTAACACCGCGATCACTAATAACCTCTTGAGCATGGCCCGTTGAGAACGGCTTTTCGTCGGTTGCGTTTTTAAATAATTCAGCAACAACAATGAATCGAGTGTTTGAGGCCTCGATAACTTTTGTTCGTATTGCTCCATTTTCATACTTTCCCCAGAACTCGGCAATCCGTTCCTGGACCGTTGTGTAATCATCTAAATTGAAACCCATGTTATACCTGCCAATCTAGTTTTGAATCCTGCATGGCTTCATGGCAGGTTTTTGAAATTGCAATATACGCAAGTGCGTCTTTGTAGTGATCGTCAACTTCTGGACTTTCAACTGATCTACTGATTTTGACCAAGCACATTGCCATTGCAACTTGATTTGGAGTGATTGGAAAACCAAGATAGGCGCTCCAGAGTTCTGCAATACGCGAATGTTGTGGCATTGGATGACCATATTGCGATCCTCTTGAATGAATGAGTGCGACGGCATCATCAAATAACTTCTCAGTCTTTGTCATAATCAAATACTGCCCTTGATTTTAATTTAGTGATTTTGGCTTGATGATCTAAGGCTGCTTTCCAACCTTCATTGCGACCAGCCCAATATCCTTTGTCATAATGTTTTTCAATTCGGTATTCATCAATCAAATACCAGATCATGCCAGCAATGCCGCCAATGATCATCCATATTCCTAGCGTTTCCATACTTGCTCCCTTACTGCATTTGGTAGGACAATAGGCTCTCTATCATCCATTACTGTATATCTTGCACCTGACGGATGAATTGATGGTGCAGTTGCAACATAACCTTTCCATTTAATATCAATGCCATCAGTCAATTTACCTTTAAAGACATCAGTTGGATTGGCTTTGTAATACAAGTGCAAACCATCACCAGTTTGGACCGTATAAGTTGGCTTAAAGATTGATAACAACTCACCACCGTTGCGGTAGTCAATATCAAAAACAACTAATCCTGACTGATAACATCCAATGCCCAGATTTATATTGGCATCAAAATCAAACCAAAAATTGATTAGTTTTTTGTCAGTGGTTGCTGATAGATACGCACGACGACATAAGTCAAAATGCGGTTCTTTACTGTTTGGCAACAATGGCATAACTGACCAACCACGATCGGCCAAATCAATTGCTGCCTGCCTTGTATCTGTTGTTTGTAACATTTTGCTCCCTATCCGCAGGCCCTTCACCTGCTGATGGGTTAACTATTGCAGTTGTCAATTACCTGCACAATAAATTTATCGGCGTGTTTTATAACGATTAGATAACGAATATATCCTCAAAATTATCGATATGATCATCAATCGTCCTGGGCTGATAATCGGTTTCACGCCCCATAAGACCTTTTATTGTATCTAAACGAACCGTCATGATTAACTGGGATTAACTCAACCTGATGCCCAGCCTTACCAAAACTTAGAACCACGAAGCCCATGTTCCAGTCGCCTGAGGCATATTTTAGGTAACTTGCTTTGTTTTTCTGATCCATTAAATGGCCAGCCTCTATACCCCAAATCGTCGAATAACGGCCGTTTAAGCCAGTTTGGTGCCTTACTGCGCCCTGCCTATGGGAATGCCCGCAAACGGTGTTTAAATTCCATTTCTTGGCCAAATTGAGGCCTGTTATGCCTGCATGCTTAGACATGTTGCCTTCGTCGCCATGGGCCAAAAACCAGTTCTTTTCAAATTGGTAACCTCTACGGTGGAATCGAATGCCTAATGAACTAAAATCCATAAACCGCTCATAGGTCAATTCTGGTAATCCAATAAGGCTTGGAGCGCCCTTAAGCAATGTTGTGTATAAGCGATCAGTATGGTTGGACCTGACAATATCGGTCGTTCCTAAGTCAAACAAAATATCTTGGGCCATTGCCCGTTCTTCATGCAAGGTTTCGGCAAACTCGGTTTTGGTTCCCTTTACCCAACGCGATTGACTGGTGAAATCAAGTTCATCTCCAGTGTTTAAAACAAAATCAAACTTTTCATGCTTGGCCATTTTGATCAAGTTGGACACGGCCTTGGGATGGTGTAGTGGAATTTGTAAATCTGGGACCACGAGGTAACGACGGTTCGCTTTAATCTTCTTCCTCATCTGGAGTTGGAATACTTGGGATAATTCCACCATCTCCGACAATCCAGTCTGGCGCGCTCGGACTATCCATTAAATAAAGCGCAACTGATTCTGAAAATCCAGCCTTTCGTGCTGCCCTAAACATCTCATGCTTGGCAATATACCATTGATCGAGTTTTGTTAAAGGCTCAACAGTTTGGCGAACGCGACGACGATTGACCTTAGTCCGTTTTCTTGTTTTCCGTGTGTTCGCCATGTTTAAATTATGACTTACTTATAATTGTAAATAAATCATCAACACGCTGTTCCAGGCGATTTAACTGATCCTTCATGGAAGAACCACCATTTGGTCTTAGTTCGTTTAACCAGCCTTTAACCAGGAATCTCAAACCAATAAATACGGTTGTTAGCACGGCGCAAACGCCAGCGCCAAAGGAAGCCCATTCGGTCGGTGTCATTTTTCATTCGCACCAATGCCATAAACTGAATCTGACTTATCTAATGCCCTGGCTGCTGGACCAGCGAATGCAGCAATTGCTACTGATATAACTGGATCAAGTCCTAATTCATTACTTGCCAAAAATGTCAAGAATGAAACAAGAACTCCACGGAAGTAAGATTTAAGAATTGCCTTTTGTTTTTTGGTTAGTTTCATTCGTTGCCTTTCAGTAGTGGTATGTCAAACTCGGCTGAGTTAGTGTCTTGATCTTTCTTAAAACTAATATGCAAGTGATGCGTGTGTTTTGACGCACCCTTGTATTTACGCCAGCGCCATCCAAGAATGGATGAAGCAATACGGCCATTAAATATTACATAACTAATGCGCCCTTGAGATTTCCCATAGAGTCTAATTTGATCTGCCAAATACTCTGGAATCCTTTTGTCGTCAGATAACCGAGCAGTAATGTCAATTGCCCTAACGCATCCTGTTTTGGCATCTGGGTTATGGTCTGACTTGGCTGATCGCATTCTATGCTCCAAAGAAGCCAGCCATCCATCACTTTGACGATTCCTGTCGGGGTAGCAATCATCAACTTGTTTTCTAAATTGAACGGCTGCTTGCGATAACCAAGGCTTCATTAGCCAAGAATCATTTTGAGTTCATCAGCAGTTAAACCAATGCGATCAAGAATTGCTTGTTTTTCGGCTGCCATTGTTTCAACTTTTGCTTTAGTTGCTAGCACTTCAGTAACATCAGATTGCATTTGAGCAATTTCCTCAGCAGTTGCATCTCTAACAATTTCCTCGCCAGTTTCAACATTAACAATCTTAATTTGAGGTATATTTGATTTAGGCATTATGCGACTCCGTAAAGTAGGGCTGTTCCACCTGAGAAAGTTCCATAAAGGATTCTAATTTCTAAAGATGAGATTGCGCTTGTGGCTCTATAAAACATTGTGCCATTGGTGCTAAATGGTCTTGAAGCATCATAAAATGTAAATATGCTTCTTAAATTTGCAATTTTTCTTGTTACTGTATTTGCATAATCTGGTATATCAATAACTGTTAATCCATCAAATACTGCGTTATCTATGCCACCATTTACTGTTATTTGAGTATTGTCGAATGCAATTTCATAACTTGCAGAATTTGATGAAAGATAACCATGATAATTTGCGGTCGTATCTCCATTAAATCTTATTAGCATATAGTTATCATCTGTTGCTGTGCTTGCATCTCTAATTACTAATTGCAAATTTTTGTATGATTGGGGAATTGATGAAAGAGTTACGGATGAACCAGATAATGTGGTTGTGCTGATTAAAGTCATACCACCAGCAGCAAGAGTATCCCATTTCAAACCAGTTGCAGTAGATGAATCAACTTGCAAAACCTGACCATTGGTTCCACCAACTGCTAATCTTGAAACTGTATCTGCTGCGGTTGCGACGATTAAATCGCCTTTAGCATCAACAATTGTTTTAACAATTGCTGCATCAGCATTAGTTTTCATTTGGGTATCAACTGCCTGCCCAAAAATTTCAAAATCAGCAGGTAAATCTTTTACAAGGTCGGTATTCGTCGGCATTGCAAACGAATAGTTAGTGGTTGGATTGGCCATTGTTCTCCTATACTCAGGCTACGATTGTAGCGTATTCCCATGTCAATGTTGGGCTTAAAGTGTTCCATGCCTCAGTAACAGGCACGGTGTTCCATCTCATTGCCACCTGACTGTATGCCGTAGGCGACAAATTCAATGTAATGTAAAGTTGATTGAAACTGACCGACCAGGACCAGCCCTCAACATAACCCTCAAATTCACCGCTTGAAATCTGAGTTGGCAAGTTAATTAAATGAACTGGCATTCCCATAAAAACACCGAGTAACGCATCACGGTCTGCATCATCAATTTCTGAATTTGTCAATGGGAAGGTTATGGTGTCGAAGGTTGGTTGAGGATAAGCCCTTTGAGAAATATACCGATCTGCAATGGCTTGAGCATCTACGGCTGAATGTATGGTTGAATTAATGGTTTCAGCCTTATAGCCATAAGTTGCAATTGAGGTTGCGTCGCTGGCAGTTTTCTGAGAATTAAAGTTATTGCCATAATTGATATAAATGTCATTTCGAATATCGCCAGACCTGGTTGTTGTTTTTAATCCTCGACCAATGGCATGGCCAGCATCTAACTGAATGTAGCCATTATTTAAAAGATAGTTTTGGCGGTGGTCTGCATCAGCATAAAAGATTCGGCCTTGGTTATCTTCACCAATTACGCCAAACGCTGAATTGGCAATCAATGCCGCTATGTTAAAAATCGTATCTGGACTAGATGCACGGTTTTCCATTGTGTAAAGTCCTGGCGTATCAATTTCACCAAGTCCAGCATTGCCAGCATTTTCCCAAGTTGTTGTTGGATCATAACCTGACCAAATTTCGCCTGCTGGCACTTCATTCCAAGAATCTAAAAGTAAATCATCCAACAAATCTAAAATCTGGTTGCCGTCTTCATCTTGTGATAAAACACCATCAGTTATTGTTTTTTGTAATTTAGCCAAGGCACCTACTGCAATGATGTTATAACGAATCTCAGTTCCTGCTGCTCCAGCATTGCCAACCTCAACTGTTAAATCAGTTATGTTTCCACCAAATAAACTTACATAAGCATTTGTGGAATCTTTAACTTGTAATGCAATACCGTCATTTATATCAAAATTGAATGTTTGATTGTTTAAAGCAACAAGCGTAACTTGTAAGTAAGAAGCAACTGGTTGATTGTAAATATCCTGACGGCCTGCATTGTGGCTTAACTGAGCCAGGGTTATGTTTGTGTAATCAACCCCATTAACGGTCAATTTCCAATCGGGAGTGAATACGGTCATAACTTATTTAAATCGATCCCATTGGCTAGTTCCACGCGCATCAGATTGAGTTTGAATATCATTTAAAACTCTGTTTAATCCTTCAGGATCAATGACTGCGCCTGAAATATAAATGTTAGTTCCTTGGGCAGCAGCCAAATCTCTTGAATCAGTTGCTCTTTGTTGAGTAGTTAAGTTTTCTGCTTGTTTTTCTAAAACTCTAAATTCAGCAGTTAACTTATCAAATTGTGCTTGTGCTGCCTTTCTGCTAATGCCTTCGGTTGCAACTTGGAATGTCAATTCACTAAATTGATCTTGAATGCCAGTTAAACGATCTGCAAGATTCTTAAGGCTAGTTGCACCTGCTGCTGTCGTGCCAATGCCGCCACCGCCACCGCCTGCTCCACCAAATCCACCGCCTGCAAACCCACCGCCGCCACCGCCGCCGCCACCGCCGTTGCCAGCAATTGATCCCAAACTACTTAATTGACTAAACCCACCGCCACCAAATCCACCAGTTTCCTCATCTCCACCTGCTGCAAACTTTGACAATCCATAAGTAACGGCAACGGCGGATAATGCTGCGGCTGCTGCACCTACTGAAACGCCACCAGTTGCGAATGCGGTTGCAACACCTGCACCTGCTGCGGCAGTTCTCAATGTCTTCATTGCAGTAACTAATGTTCCAATTGCAGTAACGAATGCAATGACTTTGTTCGCAACAAATACTGTCGCAATAATTCCACCCAACGCAATCAATTCGTCTTTAATGCTTATAACAAAACTTATTGTTGATTTCAATTGTTGACCAAATTCATAAGCGCCTTTAGTTGCAGCAGTCACGCCACTTGTAACGCTATCTTTACCAGTTAATCCAGCAGCCAACGCTTGAATGTTTGGAACAACTGTTGCCAAAACATAATCTGCAAACTGTTTCATAATTGGCAATAAGGCATAACCAATTTCTTCTTTTGTTTCATCTAAGGCAATAGTGATTTGCCTCATTTTAAATTCAAAATTGTCGCCTTCGTTTTCAATAAATCCTTTATAAGTTCCAGACAAAATCTGCATAATTTCATCATGTGATTTGGTCTTTAATGTTGTGGCATCTAATCCAAGGCCTAATCTACCAAGTGCAGCCTTTTGTCCATCAAAACTTTTGGCTAATGCAGTTGCAACCGCTTCAAGTGGTTTGCCTGTTGCAGCCGCAATTTCCTGGGATAAATTTAATAACTCTTGGGCTTTTGTAACATCATTGGTTGATCTAATTAACCGAGATAAGGCTGGCCTAAGTTGATCATCTGTTGTTGCAGTAGCAATTGATTGCTTTGTAATGTATTGATCAATGCTTTTGATTTGTGCCTCAGTTGCATTGGTTGATGATCGAATTGTTTCTTCAAGTCTTTTACGGCTGACTTCATCTGCGGCTGCGGCTTTAACGGCTGATGCAGCAAACGCGCCAGCAGCAGCGCCAGCAGCAGCAAACGCCAATGCAGCCTTCTTGCCAAAATCAGAGATTTGTTGCTGAGAATTGGCAACTACCTTTTCGGCATCTTTTAGGCCATTACGCAAGCCATCAATGTCGGCGGCGAGTGCTACGGTTAAGGTTCTAGCCATTATCAAATTCCTTCTTTATTGCAAGAATAACATCTTCAAATTCTTTAATTACTGTTGGTTGCAAGTGTCTTAATGTTGGAAATATAAACCAACCTCTTGATCCTGGGCCTTTAGGCATTGGACCAGACCATCTTGGAAATTGTGGGTAATCTTTTGATCCAAACTCATGCGCTGCACCAATACCAACTCGATTACCTTTAACATCATTTCGGCTATTAAATTGCGTTGTTGCACCGCCTGAAAACTTTTGGCTTGCAAAACCAAATTTGATTTCACCTAAAACTGAAGTCTTGCTGACTTTACCACCTTGAGCAATACGATCTGCAGCCTTGCCGCGTGATGCAGCCACTCGTTGGATTTCTCTTAATTCTTTTTGAGCAATATCTCCAACACGCTTAGCAGTTTCTTTAGCAGCAATTTCGCCCATGTTTCTAATTACTTTTGAAATTTGGCGCAATTCTTTAGGATCGTAAACGATTGATGGTTCAGTCATTTCTCTCCTTTAAAATTTCAATTGCTGTTAATATGTCTTCGGCTTCAATCCATTCGCTCATTGGAATCTGAGTGGCAATTGCCAACTGAATCAATAAACGATTTAGGCTTCCTGCTGGATGGCTTTTGGGTCTGCATCACCAACAATTACATCAGTAACTGTTTCGCACCAGGCATCATAGGGTTTGACTGGTTTGCCACCTGCCTCGCGCTTATGTGCATGATAAGCAAGAAACATAAGATCACTAATGCCCATTTTTTCTTGAGCCTGGCCAATTATGTTTCCCGTCTGTTTTTCCCATTTTGCCCACTCAGGCGGTTGGGCTACATAAGTGGCTTGCTCGCCTGAGTTGTATTCAATTGTGATTGGTAGTTTCATTAGTTGCTCCCGTTTCTATTTATTAACTAAATGACTCTGCTGGCACTCCAATAACTTGGAATGTTAAAGATACTGTTTGAGCATCTGGTGCAGTTCCACCTGCTGATGGCCATGATGGTAGAACCTGGAATGTAAAGACTGCGCCTGATGCTGCAGTAAATACGGTGTTAATTCCTGTATCTGGTGCTGATTCTGAAACGCCCCATAGAATCTCACATAGTGATCCAGTTGCGCCCCAGTCGGCTAGCATCTCCACGGCTAGGGTGAAGTTGTTATCAATTACTTTGTATGCCTTGCCATCCAGTGTTTCATAAGTCTGACGGTTCATTTCGCCAGTTAATGTTGCACTTGTTGCTTGTGCGTCGAAAGTGTTACCGCCGATTGTGAAGGTAACATCCCGACCAGTTATTACGGTGGTAGCCATTTCGCTCCTTTAGGTTGTTTGGGTGTAGTAGGTTGAAACATTTATATCAGCGATCAACATTGTTGATGCGCCAACTTGTGTAACTGTTGGTCTTTCGACCGATCCGACAACATATCCTGAAGGGATAACTGCCAGAATGCTCATGATTAGTTGCTCAATGTTATCCAATGATGCAGGATTTGAATGATAAGCAACTGCTGCTGTTATTGTTAAATTTACTCTTGCACGAATTGTTTGTTTGCCAATTGTGTCTAATTCCAAATACGGTGATGCAGGAACAAAAACGATTGCTGGGGTTTGTGGCGCTTCAGGAACATGATTATAAACATTGGCTGACAATGCAGAAAAGGCAGTTGCAAGAGGTTGTCTAACTGCTGAAAGAATTGTTGATGCTGGCATTATTGCGCCATTGTTTCGGTGTCAATGTAACTGCCTAATAAACCTACGCATTTGTTCCAGAGATTGCGGCCCATCCTGAACGGAGTGCTGGTGAAATCAACACCTTCAATTTGACCCCCTGCGGCTACTCTTGCTTGAAAGACTTCAACTGCAACTGCATAAACTGCTGCAATGACTGATTGATTGCCTACATAAGTGGCAGCGTTGGAAAGTGTTGCCACCCCAGACGGGATCACATTAGCCTCAAGAATATCGGCGTTAGTTATTGCGGCACTAAATGTAAACTGGCCAAGGTTTTCTGCCAAAATTGTTCTGGTGCCGTTGTATGGTGTTCCACATCCTGTAATAACAACTGATTGTCCTTCGGTAAATTCATGAATTCCAACTGTTGTAAATGTTGCAATATTACCGTTTAATTCTGTTTTTTGAATAAATGATTTATATGAAACAAGCATTGGCAAAATTACCTGCTCACTTGCATCAATAATTCCATTTAAATAAGTGTCATCATAAAGAGAAGAACTTACGCCCAACACGGAACGCAACTGGGTTGCGGTAATTATTGACGGCATAAGTTCCTCTCTAATCTCCCTTTAAAGGATGCCTGAGATCGGGAGCAACCCCAGGCACTCAATTAAATTACGCTACTGTTAAACCACGGAATGCTGTTGGGTAGCGGTTAACTACTGCAACATAACCGTATAGACCGATCTCGATTCTTCCGTTAGCAACTTGAGTTGCACGAAGTTCAATTCGTGGACTCTCATGGAATCTCATGGCTGCTGATGGATATACAAGGCCGTATTTGACATTTGAATTGTCGCCAGTGTAGTTAGGGTCAACAACCAATTGAAGTCCAGCAATTGTTCCAGCAGTGCTTCCTTGTGAAACCAAGCCTGCTGCATTTTGTGGAACTGCTGCTGCAAATAGTGGTCTTTGTGAACCATCTACTGCACCTAGTAATCCAGCAAAATCAATTCCATCCTCGCCACCTGATGGAGCAACCATCAAGCGATTTGGTGTAAAGCGCATTACATTGTATGAATCTGCAATGCCTTGTGCAATTGACTTGTAGATTGTTGAAGATGAAGTTGAACCGCAAGCATTAACTGCAATCTTTGCTGCGTAAGCGTCTGTCTTTTGTGCATAAGATGCTGCCAACTCACGAACTAATAAATCAGCGAATGATCCGCCATCTATCGATCCGCGATCAAATAATTCAACATTGACCACATTGGCGCCTGCAAACTTGACCACTGTATCTTCTTGATAGGTTACTGCAGTGTCCTGAGATGCAAACTCTACACCCTCAGCAGTTTGTCCAACAATTGCCTGGGCACCTAGAACTGGAGTGAAGATTTTCATTCCTGTTGCTGGAAGTGGTGCGCGCTCAATTGAATCAATAAATGGTCGAGATGAATCAATGATTCCAATTGCATCACGAAGATAATTTGGTGGGACTGCTCCAGTGTTTTCTGAAACTGTTGCAATTTGTAATGCTGCTACTAGATCACGGGCATCAGTATCTCCCTGAATTGCGCGAACTTGTGCAGTTAGATATTGTCCAGCAGTTACATTTGTGTCAACGCGTGGCTTTGTGTATGCCATGAATGTTGATGCTGTAACAACTGGTGCTTGTGCCGCTTCTACCGCTTCGGTGGCGATAGGGGCCTCAGAATTTACTTCTGACACTTGTTGCTCCTTTGGTTGTTCATCCGTAGCGGTTGCTTCGGAATTCTCTGGTGTTTCACTTGCTGCAACTTCCGCAACTCTGGCTGAATCAATTGCTGGTTGAGTTACTAATGAAACTTCTTGTAAAGTAGATGATTTAATTCTTAAAACACCTTCTTCATTTTTCCATTCGTTAATTTTTACACCAACTGAAAATCCGTCGCGCAATCCAGTAGCGGCTTCTTCCAACGCGTCATCCGCACGAAAAGTTTTAGCCAAACGGAAGGTTGCCTCTAAACCTGTATCTGTTGCAGTTATATCAATAAGTTTGCCAAGCGGTTTTGTCATTTGATGCTCAAGCAATAATTTAACGGGTTTGCTAAAATCAATCGAATCCTTTTCAAACACTGTTGCGCCAGCGCTGGTCGAACCGCGTTCTTCCCAAGTAACGATCTTTCCTGAGATTGTGCGCTTGTTTGTATCGGCAGCAGTTATTTCAATTGGGAAGTTTATTTTCATCTGATTAGGTCTTCTTCCTCTTGTATTTGTTCAACGCTCATGGCGCCGATTCTGTTTAGTATTTCGTAAACTTGCGCGCGCTCTAATGCTGAACCACGCAAGAAGTCATCAATGTCAAATCTAATTTCCATGCCATTTGGCACAAAATCGGCCATTGATAATCTTTGTTCAATTGCAGTCAATATAGGACGCAATGAAAAATCAATAAGTGCTTTTCGTTCTGCTGTCATGTTTGAATATGTCATTGAAGTAGTTTCGGCTGAAACGAATGATGCAGGAATGCCCGACGCTCTGCTGATTTCTAGCGCAAGGTATTGTCTGGCCTCATTTAATTGTAATTTAGCAGGATCAAAACCAACGGCTTGTAATTCCACATCAGAATTTAAAAATGCCGTGGATCGAGTTGATCTCGCAGTTTTCCATTGTTCTAGAAGTTTAGTAATTCTTTCAGCAGTTAACGGCGCGCCGTTTGCTTTTAATGCCATTGTAGGCATTGGTTCTTTTGCATAAAGTTCTGCTGCATTTTCTAATGCAAGTGCGGCTTTAATTGTTCTGCCTGCACGATTTAAAATACCTTCATCTAATCCATTAAATACAATTAAAGAACCAGGACCAAACGGTGGAACTTTTGCACCATCAACTGTATAATATTCAATTTCAGTTGAATTGGCATTTAAACTTGCAAAAACTCTGTTTGGTGCGATTCTTGTCCATGATCTAATTCTTGAACCATCAGTTAATGAATAATTTTCCATTACCATACCGTAAGCAATACCAAACAATAATAAATCTTCCGCAATCCAAGAATAAATTGCAGAACCTGCAACTCTTGGGTCTGGTTGCATAATTACGCGTTGTGGTCTTATATGTTCATTTGTGAAATGATTGTATTGCTCAAGTGGTAACGATCCTACTGTTGAGCAAATTATATTTCTTGCGCGAGCGCCTGCTGGCACGGCCATATACTGTTCACGAGTTGCGGTTGAATTTCCAAAAATAATTCCGCCAAGTAATTGTTGTGCATTGTATGGCGCCAAGGATGCTTGAACATCAACTTGATCAATTGCCTGTTTTGTGGTAAATCGGTCAAATAATCCCATTGGAAAAGATTATACCATTTATGCGATTTGTATGTCTATTTCCGTTTGTGTCTGGGTTGCAAAATAAGTTGCGAGGGCTGAAGCAACGGCAGCGCAAACTGCAACCTTTGAGGCCCTTCTTCCAATAATCCATGATCCATCTCCATAAGGCAATCTGGCTGCTGATAACACTTGCTGAGTAAATTCTTCTTGCCCACCATGCTGAAGCCTATGGCTATTTATGGCACCAAGCCAACGATCACAACTTTCGCTGTAAATACTGCCATCCATGTCCGTAATTGGAATTCCTGCTGGAACCAATCGACTAGCAATGGCTGCACTTGTTTTTTTGCTATAAGCAACTGTTTCAACATGATATTTCCTGACATAAGGCGCTATGTCGTTTGCAATGGCAAAATCGTTTAATGAATAATCATTTGACCATGTATGGAGCAAAACCATATTAAAGCGTTCGCCATCTAATCGTTGAGCAGCAACTAAGGCAGCATGTTTTCTATCTGGTGAGCAATCTAATCCAAACCAGGTTGGTTTTTCTGGATCAAGCGGAATTGGTTCAATTTTACATTGTGCCCACTTTTGCGCATCTACTGCTGAGTTTATTGTGTCAACCCATTGGGCCAAAATTTCAGTTCGAACAATATCTTGTGGATCATTTATTACGGCACGAATATTATCTGGATGAATCGTTACACCCAACGACGGGTTGGATTGAGCGAATGCTCGCCAGTTAATATCGCCTGACGGAAGGGTAATCGGCGCATCTGGTTCTGCACTCCATTCAAACCAACCAATCGGGTCTGAGGTTCCCGCACTCGCTGCAAGAGCGCGTTCACGAAGTTTATTTAAAATTATTGAATGTTGGTCACCTGCCGAACTATAAATCCATACTTGAGGATTTTTAGCAGCCATCATTGAGTAACGCATTGATGACCAGGCTTCTTCGTCTTTGTATTCTCTTAATTCGTCTAAATGAATAGTTTCAGGTTTACTTAATCCACGCGCAGCGTTGTTTGATGCTTTTACAACAAATCTTCGATTGCCTTTAAGTTCAATTTCTTCAGCGCCATGCTGCCAGCGTATCTTCTTAACCTCTGATGCCAATTTGTCATTCTGTTCAATATGGCTAACTATCTGACGAAAAGTTTCAAGTGAGGTTGTAAGTCTATGGGCTGATGCCAATTGCAATCCCTCGCCCCACATATACATTCCTGTCAAAATTCTAAGCATCATTAAAGTTGACTTACCTTGCTGCCTGGCCATAATCAATCCAAGTTCGGAGTGATGCCATCTGCCGTCTGGTCTGACTTTGTGGCCGTGAATGCACACGAACTTTTGCCATTCCATAAGATTCAGGTTGATCTCACTGGCAAACTCGATCATTTCATGACCTTTTGACGGTAAATCATTGAGTTGGCTATGAATACGCGGTGTTTGAACACCCCCTATTTCCGATTTAACCAGATTTAATTCGATTACTCCAGGATCAGTCATCACGATTTCGATTCGAATGGATCGTGCCCGATCGAGGTATTTCGTCGGTTAGAAAGATCGAG